GACCTCACGGGTGCCGACCTCACGGGTGCCGTCGGAGTAACCGCGCCGACAATCCCGAACATCGACGCCGCTATTCTGGCCGCAATCGAATCGCCAAATTGCACGCTCAACATGAGCGATTGGCACACCTGCGAGACAACTCATTGCCGCGCCGGATGGGCGGTCCATCTGGCCGGACTGCCGGGCAAGATTCTGGAAGATCGCATCGGCCCAGCCGGTGCCGGTGCGCTGATCTACGCGGCATCGCGACCCGGCAAGCCGATCCCGAATTTCTACGACGACAATGAAGAGGCGATGGCGGACATTCGGCGTTGCGCAGCGGAAAGCGAGGCCGCGAAATGATCCCAGCCAAACAAAAAAACCGCTCGCTCTGCGCCAATGGTTGCTGTTTCGAGTGTGATGCGTGCAACGAAAAGCCAGGCATGGCGATCTTGTGCGCCGATTGCTTGGCGAGACGAACAGCATGCAATTCCAGGGGCCACGAAATGAAATGCTCCATTGCCAGTTGCCCAAACCAAGGCATACCGCGCGACAAAAACTCGCGCGTCCGCGTACTTTGTGCGCGCCGACATGGAGAAAGAACGATGCGAGCCAACGAACCAGCCTTTGCCCGTCCAGCATTCGCGCCTGATGGCGTCGGCTGCGAAGATTGCGAAATCAGCGCGTCGCAAGACGGCTTGACGATCCGGGAGTATTTCGCGGCGAAAGCCATGCAAGCGCTGATCACCCGCGATGGCGTCTGCAAGCCCCACATCCCGTCAAATTCATTGTCGTATCCGGATTTGGCGGCGAAGGCTGTAGCGATGGCCGACGCGATGATCGAAGCATTGAAGTGATGCCCATGAAAGCCGGTGACCGGCATGGACAGCGAAAAGGAGTTTCTGACTGCAAACGAAATGGCCGACAAGCTCGGACTCCAGGTTACTACCTTCAAGCGCCTTGTGGCGACCGGCGTTTTGCCGCACGCAATGCCGATCACTGGCGGAAAACTGAAACTCTACAAGAGGTCAGAAATAGCCGGAATGCTTTGGCTGATTGACCTTAGAGCAATGAATCGGCTCAGAAAGTCAACGCCAAACGAAATTGAGGCGGACGCGGAAGATGAATTGTGAAGAGGACGATTTTCAGGTTCTTTACCGCTCGCTTGCGCCCATGGGCGTTCGCTGGAAACCACGGCCCCAAATGGTCATCGAAGGTTGGTAGTATTTTCCGGACGCACAGGTGCAGGCGAAGGGTCGCACCATCGACGATCGAACCGGCAGGCTGACTCTCGTTTTAACCCACATGGAGCCGGTTTGCTTAGATGGGGCTTCTTGGTTCGAATCCAAGGCACCTGACTTATGGCAACGCAACGCGATCTTTTTGGATTCACGACCGGTGCGAGCGACGCATATGGTGCGCCCCTTGCCGCTGCCGCCGACCCGATCACGAGCCACGAGGCCGCGGCGAAGCACAAGGCGTCCGGCAAGCTCGGTGCCCATGCGGCAATCGTCCTTGACCTCGTGCGGCGCTGCACGCGGGCCGAACTCTGGCAGTTCACGAGCCGAACAAGCGATCGAGCTAGGCGACCAGACGGAATTGCAACGTCGGCTTTCTGGCCTCATGAATGAAAAGTTGATTCGGCAAGCGGCTCAGCGACGGTGCAAAGTCAAGGGATCGCGCATGGTCACATGGGAGGCAACATGACACAGAAGCCGTTACTACCTGCAAAGAAAGACGACTACTGGCCGTGTGCGTGCGTCAAACGCGACCGCAACGGCAACATGAAGGCGATCAAACTCAACCATCCGCAGGTAACGCAGTGCCGAGTTTGCAAGTGCACAAAACCCGAAAAGGAATGAACCAACAGGACCGGGCTGGATGCCTGTGGAGGATGGGCTGCATGCTGCGGCCAGACCCAAGAAGGGACCGGCGCCACGGATCGGCGCCATTTTGAAACAACGGCCGGTCAATGCGTTTGGCAGCGAGCCACACGGGAACGCGTGCACGGTGTACGTGCAGCCGGCCAACCCACACCGGAGCGGTGCAAGAAGGAGCGCGGCATTGAACGACCGGGAAAAAGACGTGTTGGCATGGATCGTTGCCGCCGCCGATGCGGCAGACACCGACGGCAGCGACACCGAATGCTTGCTGGCGACTCTCGAGCAAATGCACGATCAAGTGGAAAGCGACATTCCCGGGCTGGCTCACGTCGTCCGCCGCGGCTTACTGCGAATGCTCCGCGACGTGAAAGACCATGCTCGACGGTTTTCGAGGCAACCCGAGCAATTGCCGGAACCTGGACGTGAACCCAGGCCGGCGGCCTGAAAATCGCCGCGCTGCCGCGGGGCGCCCCCGCCTACCGTTGCGGGACGCGGCAGCCGGCGTTTTGACCAACGAATCTGTTTGTCCATGGAGGGACGGTTATGGAGATCGTTCATTTAGCGTTTTGGTGCGCGTTTCTAGCCATCCTGGGTGCGCTAGTTCGCGCCGCGATTTGCCGAGGGCCTCCGATGAAACAGAAGGCATGCCGACGCGACGAACCATTGACGGACAGCCCGATCGTCGAGAACGACGACGCCCTACCGACGCCCAAGGAATACCGCGGCTATGCCGATCGGTTGTTCGACGCCATTGTGAAACTGTTTCGCCGCATGCCGGAGCTTCGAAGGTCGACCGTGAAGGAGTTGTTCACCGCCGGTCATACGGAGCTTTCCGACGTCGGCCCGACGACGCTCGCGCAAAGAACTTGGGCATTCGCCGGCGCGTTGCGAGCAACCGATCCGGCCATTTGATCAATCACCGTTTCCTGAACACTCTCCCAGCCCCATTTGGAGGACAGTCCATGTCGAGTGAAGTTGTTATCGTTCCCAGCGACGCGATCATGCCGGTCATCACGATCGACCAGGCCGTGGCCCGCTACAAACAAACGGTTGAGTTCACAAAGAAGATCCTCGTCAAAGACCGGGATTTCGGGACCATCCCCGGCACAGAGCGAAAGGACGCCGAGGGCCACAAGATCGAAAACAACACGTTGCTCAAGCCCGGCGCCGAAAAACTCTGCACATTCTTCGGTCTGATCGCCGACTATCAGGACGCTGGATCGATCATCGACTTTGAGACTGGGCTGTTTCACTTCTCGTACATTTGCATCCTGATGCGCAAGCCGATTCGCGAAATGATCGACGGCAAACTTTGCATCACCGGCGCCGTCGCGGGCACGGGGCTCGGTTCGTGCAACAGTCGCGAACGCAAGTATTTTCGCGGAGGCAAGGCCTGTCCGTCATGCGGCGTTCCGGCGATCAAGCGAAGCAAGTACCCGCCGAAAGACGCGGCTGGAAAAGTGATTGAGGGTGCGCAACCAGGCTGGTATTGCCATGCCAAGGCCGGCGGATGCGGCGCCAACTTCGCCGCGGACGATCCGCTCATTCTTGAACAGGCGCAAGTCAACGACCCGGCCGCCGCGGCCGACCTGGTCAACACCATTCAAAAAATGGCGATGAAACGGGCGCTCATCGCGGCGACTTTGAACGCAACCAACGCAAGCGAATTGTTCGCTGGCGCGGAAGGTGCGGGTGAGGATGAAGACGAAGAAACCAGTCAAAATGGTGAGAAACAAAACGGCGCAACGTCACCGCCGCAAATCAAACCCATCGCGCAGGAATACGCGGACAACCTTCGCAAATGGATCGCCTGGGCCGGCGCCGACGAGAAGCTGATCTGCCGTCACTACAAGATCGAGCGACTCGAATTGTTGCCGCAGATTTCGTACAAGGACTGCGAAAATCGGCTCAAGCAGAAGCACGTTGATTTCATGGCCATGACGCCGCCGCCAACAGACGCGCCGCCATCCGATGCGAAGCCCGAATCCCCGCCGGCAGTCACGGAATTGGAGAAGCTGCACATCAGCATCACGAAAGAGTTCGAGCGCATCGGGCTGAATCAGGACTCGGTCAGCAAACACCTGAACAAGTTCAAAGTGAAAAAAATCGCCGACTTGTCCGAGGGCGCGAGCAAGCTGCTGCTCGCCGATTTGAAAAAGATGTCGGACGCGGCGTGATGTGGCGTTGTGTTTTTCCACCATGATGGCGGTTGCCGCCGGAGAGGGATGATTGATGAAAACGCAGACCATTGCAATCAAAAGCATCGCCCTCAACGGCGGCAATCGCCAATCGATCGACCAGGCCAAACTGAAAGAGCTGGCCGCGTCGATCAAAAAGCACGGCCTCATCAACGCGATCGCGGTGCACGCGACGACTAAAGGCCGCTACGACCTGATCGCCGGCGAACGCCGAATCAAGGCTCACGAGCTGCTCGGCATCAAGGCGATCGAGGCGAAGGTCTACACCAATTTGTCCGACAGCGAATTGAGAGAAATCCGCGCCGTCGAGAATTTGCAGCGCGAGGACCTTTCTTGTTGGGAGGAAGCCGAACAACTTGCCGAACTGCGTGTGAAAACGACTTGACGCATCCGGAGCACGGTAATCACGGATTCCCTGCCAAGACGGTTTGCGCCGTGGTCTACCAGCGCAATCTGGACGCTGAGGAGCGCGAGGCGCGCGTGCGCGATTAGTTGCAGCCGAGATCGAGCGATTAAATTCAATTAGTTCGCCCACCAACCCCAAGGAGTCCGACAACATGACCGACGAACCGAAACAGGCCGACCAGGCCACACCGTCCGAAACGCCAAAGAGCGAAGCGCCGCCCGAACAGGCCGCACCGCCGGCCGAGACGCCCGCGGGCGGTGGTTGATCAACGTGGCCGCGGCCGGTTCACGGATCGGCTGCGGCGGTTTCCTCAACGGGAAGGCGAAGAAATCTGCCAAGGGAAAACGCTGATGATCAAGATCGAACTCCCATGGCCGCCGAGCATCAACACGTATTGGACGCTCGCCCACGGCAACATCGTCATCAGCGGCGACGGCAAGAAATTCCGGTCGCGCGTCCGCGAGACGATCATCGCCATGCGGCAGGCTGGCCGCATCCCGCAAGAGCCGTTGAAAGGCCGGCTCGGCATCTTTGTGGAGGCGTTTCCGCCAGACGGCCCAAAGCGAAAACGTGATTTATCGAATTTGTGGAAATGCCTACACGATTCATTGGAGCACGCCGAGCTGTTTCTTGACGACGAACAATTTGACGATGATCGAATTGTGCGCCGCGAGATCAAGAGCAACGGGCTCATCATCGTCACGATTTGGGAATTGTAAAAGGGCTAACCGATGACCTCGACAATTGAATGCGAAAGATGCCACTGCGTTTGCCCGAGAACGGGCCCGGTCCAAAAATACTGCCGCGCGTGTTCTGAAATTATGGACATGCAGCGGAAGAAGGTTTGGGCTCGTGAGCATCCTCAAGAATATACGCAATCGCGAAAAGACGCGATGGCCAAAGTCCATTCGCTAGTCCGAACCGCCGGCGCCGAAAAAAGCCGAGAGGCCGCTCAATCAATCGCATGGGACACGCAGCCGGTTAGGCTGAACTGGCTCGCCAGAATAGCCGTTCCGTTTTCATACGCTGCCTCGAAGAATCACCTATACGCCAGCAGGTGCGTTGGACACATTTCACTTCGTGAGGAAACGAACGCTGTCGAAGATGCAATCGCTGAACGCGTTCGCAACATCACTCAAGACCAGCGCATCGCACACAACAAAGTTTGGGTCGATCTCCTTATTCAAAAGAACAACCACAAAGGCGACGCCATCAATTTTCTTGAAGTCATTTGTGACGGGATAAAACGCGGACTCGGCATCGACGATCGGTGGTTTTGCATTCGTAAGCTCGATTGGGAGATCGTGAAGATAGAACCGATGATGTTCATCGGTTTTGGCCAAGCGTCCGACGTCGATTGCCAGGTCTGTTGTTACTGCGGGCAAATCAAGCCATTCCATTGTTTCGGAAAACGAAAGACCGGCCACCTTGGCATTGCGCGTGAGTGCAAAGATTGCAAGCGCGAGGGCCAACACAGAGCGGCCGCGCCCGTGGAGTTGTTGTGATGCCACAAGCCAAATGGGAAAAGCGCCTCGATCAATGTGAGGCGGTTCTTGAGCTGTTGAGCGATTTGCCGGAGCAAGGTGAGGACTTTGCCTTGTCGGCCTCGGAGACCGTCGAGAGCATCGCCCGTTGGATTGAAACACACGAGGACGTAACGCCGCGCCAGTGCGAGGCGCTGGACAACATTCAGCAAGGCGCCGAGGCGTGGAGACAATAACACCAACACGAAAGGAATTCCCAATGGCCAGAGGAAGGAAAACCGCCCGCAAGCCGCGACGCAAAGCAGTCAAGATTCACCTGATCCCACGCCCAGAGCGCAAACCGAAAACGCCTGACCTGGAATGCCCTTACCACTATCTGGACAAGGCACTCGGATACGCCGAGCACGAGCATCTCGCCGAGGCGAACATTGCCGTTGCCTGGATGCTCGACGTTAAAGCCAATGCCGACGGCCAGCTTGTTCTCGGCAAGACACGTCGCGAGGGCGACCTCGACCGGGAGAAAACGTCGCTCCTGGGCGGCGGCAAAAACACGTTCGATTTCATTGTCAGCCTGAACTCAACGGCGTGGAAACACTTCAACGAGAAACAACGCGAAGCCGTGATGTTCCATTGCTTGTGTTTCGGCGGTGTCGCGCGCGATCGGAAAACCGATGAAGTGATGCGCGACGAGCGCGACCGAATCGTCTATCGAATCAAGAAAGAGGACGTACGCGAATTCGCGGCCGTCATTCGTCGATTCGGACTGTACACGCACAGCCTCCAGCAATTCGCCAAGGCCATCGAAGAGGCCCCGCTGTTCAAGGACTTGCCTGACCCGCCGCCGACAAAAGCGCCCGAAAAAAACCCGAACGAACAAGACGTGCCGAACGAGCCGGATGCCGAATCCAACGGCAAGGTCAACGGCCACGCGCACGCGAACGTTGACGAAACCTGGCGCGCCATTCCAATCGGCGAGGCGCTGCAAGGCCTGGGTAGCCGCATCTACAAGGTGTTCGAAGACGCAGAGATCAACACCCTTGGCGACCTCACGGACTACCAAGCCAAGAAAGGCGACTTCTGGGTCAAGGACCTGGCCGGCGTCGGACCGAAGGCAGCCGAGGACATCGCGGATGCGTCCGAAGCGTTCTGGAAACGACACAAGAAGCAAATGGCATCCGCGTGATTTCCAAGCCTCTCTGCGCGTCGCAGAGGCAACCGGCCGCCGTGTCCTACAAGGCAGCGGCCGGGGTTTTCTGAAAAGGAATGGGCATGCAACCGACGGCGACAATTCTGAATTCCGATTGCATCCGCGGCATGGCCGAGATGGTGCCGGGGACCGTGCATCTTGCGGTGTCGTCGATTCCGTTCGAGGCCCTTTTCGTTTATTCAGGCAAAGATGAAGACGTTGGCAACAACGGCAGCACGATCGACATACTGAAAGGCCGTTTCGCGCTCAACCTTCGCTTTTTCGCCGAACAGCTTTTCCGCGTGCTCGCGCCTGGGTGCAACTGGTGTTGCCACATTCAGCAGTTGCTGGCCTACAAGAACCAGCACGGATTCTCTGGCCGCCGCGACTTCCGCGGCGCCACCGTCGACATCTTCGGCGCCGCCGGCTTCCAATTCAAAGGCGAAGTCGCGATCAACAAGGATCCGCAGGCGCTGGCAAACAAGCTGAACCTGCACAGCCTGCAATTCAAGACCGGCCACAGTCGCACGGCAACGGATTGGGCGATGGCGCCGAACGATTACGTACTCATCTTCCAGAAGCCAGGTGAAGTTGCCGTGCCTGTTCGCCCGTTGATCTACCGCGAAGGAAAACGGCCGCTGAAACGCGACGATTGGTTCAAACACAACGGCGCTAAAGACGATCGCCGCTACGTCACCTACCTGCGCAATTGGGGCGACGAAGTAAAAGCAAAGAACCCGCGCGGCTGGCTCAGCATGTACGACTGGATTGGGCAATTATCCATTTGACTCATCAACGGCCATTTACAGCAAAGGGCGAACCGATGCTTAGGTTTTTTTGCGTTTTGCTTTTTTCTTCCGGTATCGTTTTTCCGCGCGATCAAGTTCCTTCTTTGGAACCTGCACCAGCTTGCCGAGCAGCGCGTCAAACGCCTGTCCGCCTGTCGGTTTTTTCTCGTCAGCCATTGGACTCCCTCCCGTTACTGAATGCCCATGAAACCGGCGTCCCCGATCGCGCACAGCACGCGATAGGTGACGCGCTTGCCAACGACGCCTTGCATCACCGCATTGAACCGCGAGCCGTCATCCATCAAGCGGAAGTTGAAACGCCAAGCCTCTTCGTCGATGTACCGATCCAGGTGAAACGGCGCGACGTGGACGTAGGTTCCGCGAATCATCCGCTTCAACAGACTCCAGAAATTTTCGAGGCCGTTCGTGTGGACCTTGCCTTCCGCGTACTTCACGGAATGGTCAACGAAACGGTGAATGTACCGGGCCGCGATGTTTGCGTAGCTCGTGCTGCTGTCGGTGCAGACGACGGTATCCTTTTCTACGCGGCGCAGGAGTTCGCCCATCAGCGTTTCTTGTTCCGTGTTCGGGACGACTCTCGCCATGACCTGGCTGGTTTGGTCGCCGCGCTTTTCCCCGCGCTGCAAGACGCCGTGAACGATAGTCTTGCCCACGGCCCCGCGCCCCTGGATGACGCGCTCGCGTTTGGCCGCGTGCATGTTCTCCGCCAGTCCGCCGACGAAAGTTTCGTCGCTCTCGACTACATCGCGAAATTTGCGCCCGGTGGGCGTTCCTCCCATTGCCAAGCGGATGCGATGAAGCATGAACCACGCGGTAGGCTGGCGAACGCCGAGCGCCCGCGCGAGTTCGCAACTGCTGATGCCGTTCTTGGCGTTGGCGATGCACCACACGGCCACGAACCACTTATCCAAGCCGAGCGGCGAATCTTCAAAGATCGTTCCGACCTTGGCGGAAAATTGCTTGCGGCATTCCTTCGCCTTGCATTGCAGCATGGACCGGCTGGCGATGACGCCGATCTTGTCGCCGGCGCACGCTGGGCAGACGATCTTGCCATCGGGCCATTTCTGTTTGACCAGCAGTTGCTGGCAGATAGCCAAGTCAGAGAAATGCCTTACCGCTTCGATCAAGGTTTTTGGGCCGTTCTCGTTCATGGGTTACTCTCCACAGAGGCGGTTGTATTCGTCACGCTCGCGCAGGACTTCCTCTGGCGTCTTGCCGTGCCACACGCCGCCGACGATCTTCCCATCGTCGCCGATCTTCGGACCGCGCAGCAACTCCAGCAATTTTTGTTCGTCGTCGCCGAACGGCAAGCAATCATCGGGGATCGGTTCAATGGTCATTGTTTACTCCTGGTTGTGGTCATCGATCAATTGATTGAGTTCGTCGGCGTCGATTTCGTGCCGCATTTCCTTGAGGCGGACGCCCTTGGCCTTCATCAATTCGGCAATTTTCTTTACCGTTGGGTATGTGGACGCGAGGCGCTCGCAAACCTCCACGATGTTATCCGACCGTTGCCACGCTGCGACAAAATCGCGCGGATCGATCTTGGCGTTTACGGGTCGCCACGCGAGATTATCGGCGCGAATGTTTTTCGGATCACCGTCGGCGTAGGAGATGACGTAGCCGTCCGGCCTTGCGCCGATCCACGATTCGGCGACCAGCACGGCGGGGACGCAATATACGGACTTGCCGTCCTTTCGCGTCAGCTTGACGCGCCATCGATTGGATTCCTTCGGCGTGATTTTCCTTGGCGGGTCCGTGTGCGTCGAATAGACAGCGCCGTCAGCGCCGACCAAATACGCCGGGAAGAGTGGGTGGATGCGGACAGGTTCGCCGTCTGGCATTGCCGGCCTATCGTCGTGTGGGACATTGCCGACCCCGTGCGGAGCCAAGCCCTGTTTGCGCAACCATTGGGCCACGGCGGATACACTCTTGCCGGTTGCATCTGCGATGTCGCTGCACGACATGCCGCGATCATACATCGATTGGTACGTCGCGTGGAGTTCTTTTCGTGTCATGATTTTTCCTCATTTGATTGTTACACGGACCAACTGCGGGAGCGGCCCCTCACTTCGGAGCGGCGGCATCACCGTACATTCAGCCCGCACTCGCTTACCCTTGACCGTGACTTTCCCACGGTAGATCGAGCCGCCGTTTTTTTGTTTCTCGCTCGCGTCCACGGCGAGCCGGGCCGTCAGGCTCAAGTCGCCAAGCTCGTTTTGAGCGGCGATGAATTCCGGGTTGTCCTCTTCCAGCTCGCCGCCGCGCCCCGTCAGTGTCATCCACTGACGGACGGCGGCGATGGTGATGTACCATTTCCAGTCGCCTCGGATCGGCATAGCTCACTCCTTGGCAGCGTCGATGATGACTTGAGCGTTCGTGTCGCAGTTACACACGCTGTAGATGGGATCGCCGTCGGTGTATTCGTCGCTGGCGTCTTCCCCGGCGTCTTCGATGAGGCGCTCGCTGGCGTCCTTGACCTGTGTCGGCGCCAGATCGGCATCGCGAAATTCGGCGGCGGCGGACGCAGACCAAACGCCGATCTCGCACCAGCCGCCGGCCTGGTCAGCCGTGAAATCGGCGTCGAGCCATTCTTGGGCCTGATCGTCCGCACAATTCCCGGTGAATCGGTCGCCGTGTCGTTCGAGCGTGTCGGCCATCTCGATCAGATCGGCGTCGCGTCCGACCATCTTGACCAGCGCCGCCTCGATCTCGTCGGCGTAGTCGTCAGCCTCGTCACCGCCCATCTCCACCATTTCGCGGAGAAGGGATTCCATCGCCGCGCGGGGCGAATGGCGGAAATCGGCGACCTGGCGACCGTGTTCATCGCCTTCGATGGGGCAGGACGCTTGGGCAAAATCCGCCGTCAAGCTGTAGATGTCGCCCATGTACTCAACCGTGTACGTCGTCTTCATGATTTTTCTCGCTTCAAGGGGTCCGACCGTTTCGCCGGTCGTTCGCGTGTCCGGTGTCATTCACCCGACATCATAATTATACCCGATACTCGTGATGAGTCAAGTGTATATTCTAGTTATTTCTGAATTTTCTCGAAAATAGTTTTCTGTCGTTTCGGACAGGGTATTAGCGTGATGAGTCAAATGGATAATTGCCAAAGGCAAGCATGGAAATCCGAAAGGATGCAAACAATGGCCCGCACCGACGACAACTGGATTCAGTCTTTCACTGGCCGGCAAGTATGGCCACTCGATCCGCGCCTCGAGGACATCGACATCCGCGACATCGCGCACCACTTGGCGATGAAGTGCAGATTCACCGGCGCGGTCAAACGATTCTACTCCGTCGCGCAACATTGCGTCATCGGCTCGCGTTACATCGCGCCTGAGCATGCGCTTTGGTTTCTCCTGCACGATGCGCCCGAGGCCTACCTATTCGACGCAGCCCGGCCGATCAAGGCCGAGCGGCCATTCATCAAAGAGGACGAAAACCGGCTCATGGCGTGCATCGCTGCAAAGTTCGAGTTGCCGATGCCGGAGCCAGAAGCCGTGAAGCAGATGGATTATGTGATGCTCCGGACGGAGCGACGAGACTTCATGAACGCACCGCCCAGGCCGTGGGCTGACCGTGGGTACGAACCGCTCGCGGAAACGCTGGTGAGCTGGGACCCGGACAAGGCCGAGGCGGAATACCTCATGCAGTTCGGCAATCTACTGCGAATGCGGCTGCGGAGTATCTGCGAATGAGAACGAGACCAATTTGTCATGGAATCTTTGGCAGGGATGAACGATGGGCTTTGAAATACCACTCGATTCGGACTACCCAGAGCATCCGAAGGTTTTGGCCCTGATCGCCTTGCTTGGCGACATGGCCGACGCCATCCCCGTTCGGCTCTGGTGCTGGTGCGCCAAGTATCAAAAGGACGGCATAGTCCGCGGCGGGCCCGACGCAATTGAAAAGGCCGTCAAATGGAAAAAGAAAAAAGGCGTTTGCCACAAAGCTCTCATGGAGGTCGGCCTGGTCGATCCCGACGGTATTACCGTCCACGATTGGGGAGACTGGGCCGGTCGAAAAATCGACGCCTACGAGAAGAAAAAAAAGCGACAAAGAGAGGAGTACGAAGGTCGGAATTCTGCCGGAAGAAACCTGGAAGAAGGTCGGAATTCTGCCGGCATTCTGCAAACCCTAAAAGAAACGAAAAGAAACGAAAAGAAAACAAACGAAACGAAACGAAACGAAACCGCGCAATCGGCGGAAGAACTTTCGATCGAGCAATTGGCCCAAGATGCGGCTTTCGACGAGGGTTTTGGCACGAAGCCGGATCGAATCGCCCTTTGGCACAAACACCTCAAAGACCTGGAAAAACGCGGGTTTTCGCTGATTGACCTCGAACGCGAACTCGCAAACAAGCCGCGAGACACCGAGCCGCCGTGGGAGTTTTACAAGCGTTTGGAGAAGGCCAATGGAAACCAAATTGACCCCTACGCAGGATTCAAAACGGTCGCCGCCAACGCTAAGGAAGCCCCTGCCGGATGAGGCCGAGACGTTTTGTACAGTGCTCTCGCCTCTCGCGGCCATCTGTCGGCCACCGCTGGACCCCGAACAAGTTTTGGGATACTTCAACGCCTTGGCCGATCTTCCCCCCGAGGCGATTTTCGTCGCTGCGACCGAGATTGCTGCCGTGCGGCAGTACCCGAGCTGGCCGATGCCCGGCGAGATCCGGACCGTTGCCGTTCGCTTCATGGCGCCGCAGGTGACGGCTGGCGAGGCCTGGGCCCTGGCACAAAAGGCGGCGCGCCTGCTCGCCGATCCGTCGATCGACTTCAAAAACGGAAAGCCGGTCGCAGAATGGAACGACCAGATCTTCGCGGCGTTGCCGCCGGCGGTGCAGAAAACGCTCCGGATTTTCGGCGGACGGCGCATCCTCGAAACGCAAGCCGTGTACGCGAATTTTCGCGACGAGTACGAACGGCAGGTTGCGTTGATCCGTCGACCGCTCATGTTGCCGGCGCCGGCGAAAACGTTAATCGCCGGTTTGCTCGCGAAAAGCGACGTTGCGAGGAAACTGATCGCATGACTCAATCCCTCTTCATGACCGGCGACGCCACGTTCAGCCCATGCGGCCGCTATGGCAATGACATACTTGACGCATCAAAGGAGCGTGGTTTATTCACGCAGCGTTTGTGATGGGGAGCGTCCACAGCTACCCGTGGCCAGACCCTCGCAGCCGATCTAACGGGCATCGGCACAGTGAATTGTGGAGCCGGAGAATAACCGGCCTTTGATGCGTCAAGTATGTCATTGCCCAAAAAATCAGGCCCCCCCCGATGTTTGGCCTTTTACTCGCGCTCTCCCTGGTGCTCGGCGCCTGCGTGTTGTTGGTGGGCCGCTTGTTCTGTCTGGCGGTCTACGGCCCGCTCGATGAGCATAACAGCGATCGCATCGGCTGCGCCTCACTGGTCTCGCTGGTATTGATTATTAGCGCGTTTGTGTTGGCGGTCGTTGCGCTGTGTTCGCTTTAAGGAGTCCCCTTGATGTTCCAGATCACCAATCCCCGCGACTTGACGCCGGCCGAGATCGACGACTTATTGTTGACGTTCGATCAAACGGACCCGGCATTGCAACGCCGGATCATCGCGCGTTACATGATCGATCGAACCGTGCTATTGGACGCCTGTAGGAAGACGGCCGCGGCGGATGAAAGGAACTTCGGCGAGATGCAAGGAATGCTGGAAGCGGTCATACAGAACGTGACGAGGAAACCATGAGCGCGCGGATTCTACAAGGCGACGTGTTCTCCCAGCTGCCGACGATCAAGCCCCGATCGGTCGATTGCGTCGTTACGTCGCCGCCCTACTGGATGCTCCGCTCGTATCTCCCGAAAGGTAATCTCTTGAAACGTTTCGAGTTGGGCCTTGAGAAGACGCCGCAAGAGTACATCGCCAACATGGTCCGCGTGTTCCAGCTGGTGCGCGAGACGATGGCCGATCATGCGACGTGCTGGATCAACGTGGGGGACACTTACGCGGACGATTCAAAGTACGGCGGCGCAACGGGCGGCAAGCACGTAAAGGCACTGCACGGCCAAACTGGAATCAACAGAGAGAAAAAGGAATCGGGCATTGACGCCGGCAACCTTTGCCTCATCCCGCAACGCCTGATGATCGCCTTGCAGGATGATGGCTGGATTGTCCGTAGCGTGGTGATCTGGCACAAGCCCGCGCCGATGCCGAGTAGCGTGTCAGGTTGGGCATGGAAGCGATGCCGCATCAGGGATCCAAAATTCACGCACACGCAATACGGCGGCAAAGGCGCGGAGCTTGACAGGCAATCAGCGTCGGAGCGAATCAAGCAAAACGTCGCAACAAGCCGCGCCAATGGCATGCCGCACGACAGCGCGACGGTAGGACATCTCGGCTGGATCGACTGCCCAGGCTGCAAAAAGTGTCGGCCAGCTGGCGGCTACGTCCTCCGCAAAGGCAGCTGGCGTCCCACGTCGGCGTATGAGCCGATCATCATGCTCGCGAAGACGGCGGATTACTTTTGCGATGGCGAATCAGTTAAGACGCCGAGCAACGGGCATCGCGGTTCGTCGTTCGTGGATCAACGGGACTTCGACGTTTACGAGAACCTCGGTACGGACGCAAGGGCAGAAGTGAGTAGCGCGAATCTCCGCGACGTTTGGCGTGTCCCGCTTGAGGACATGAGCAAGGAAGATTTGATCGGCTTCATTCAGAGCATGGACGATGGCCATCTGCCGGACGTATGGCGCATCGCCGCCGAGCCCCTCAAGGACGCCCACTACGCCGCCTTCCCCACGGAGTTAGCCAGGAAGTGCCTGCAAGCCGGAACCTCGGCGAAGGGCTATTGTCCAGCGTGCGGCAAGCCGTGGGTGCGCGTCATCGAATCGAAGTCGGTGCCTCATCCAAGCCCGCGAAAGAACGTAACGAATCGCCAAGGTGCTATCGACACCAAGGGCGGCAACCAGGCGAACGGGAGCGCATCGACGAGTCCAGAGGTCAACACGATCGGCTGGCGGCCGTCGTGCAGCTGCCCAAAGGATGAACCGCGTCCCGCTCTCGTGCTCGATCCCTTCGCCGGGAGCGGTCGAACTGGTCAAGCGGCGCAATGGTTGGGCCTCGATTTTGTCGGCGTCGAGTTGAACCCTGTCTACGTGGAAATGGCCGAACGAATCTTGAGAGAGGACGCGCCGTTATTCGCTTAAACCGTTGCCAACGCAAAACAGGCCAGTCAAAAGGGAGTCCGTCGAAAGCCTCAACGCAAAAGCGTACGCGCTTCCCGCAGCAGGATTTTCGTGTACCGCAAAAAGGAAAATCAAATGGACAGCTATCACACCATCCCCAACACGAATGCCAAAGGCACCCTACTCTGTCTGGGCAAGTCGATCAGAGCTACATTCATTGATCCTGACGAAGCCGCGTTAGCAGCCGAAGCATTGAACGCGGTGATCGATGCGCCGATAGCGCTCGTGCCCGTCGAGGACCTCCAGCCCGCCTATCGGATGGAGGATTGAGCGATGATCGACCGCACCAAGAAAATCAACGGCCACAAGCCAAAGTCCCCGGCCGAACGCCTTGTCGAAGAGCTGGCCGCATTGAACCGCAAGCGCGAGGAACGCCTGAACCGTTTGGATCGCGATCATCGCATCTGGAATTGGTGCTGGGTCATCTTCGTCGGCGTCGGGTTGTTGGTTGTTATTGTGCAGATGGTTTCCACGATGCTGAGGTAAAACCTCTCGCTGACCGCCGTGCGACATGCTGCCCGTCTAGCGCTGCGGGCGGCTTCTCCGGTGTGCGAAACAAGCCGCGTTACTCGAAGAGCGCGGTTTGGGCTGAGCTATCCGTACTCGATTCACGGCGGTCAACGAGGGGCTTTGAGACGAAAGGTGTTGCATGAAACCCGAAGCTGAAATCCGCTCGCACATCGAAAGTTTGCGCACCTGTCAACAGATTCCATGCGGCTGCAAGGGCACGGCGCACGCGCACGAGTGCATTGCCGGCGGAAAGATGATGAAGGCCGTTGAGATGTCGTTGTTGTGGGCGCTCGGCGAAAATCCGGCGCACGAGGAAATGGTCGCAGATTTGCGCCGTGCGGCCGACGATTACAAAACGAGCCTCAATTGAACGTGCCGACCGACGTGTTGACGACATTGACCAGTTATGAAGGTGCCGGGATTCATTCGGATTCCAAGCCGCACATCGTCACGAAGGACGGGATACGCCGACTCACGGCAAGGGAGCACGAGAGAGCGCAGGGTTTCCCGGATGATTGGACTGACGGGCTACAAGATCGAACGCGGCGGATGCTGGTCGGAAATGCAGTGGTGCCGGCGATAGCAGAATGGATCGGCACTCGCTTGATGCGTCAGGTATGTTAATGCCCAACCCAAGAGGAAGACGTGATGAACGCCGCGTTCGCAAGTTCGCGGGTTCGCGGGTTCGCTCGCGGGTTCGCGGGTTCGCTCGCGTCTGGGGTCCTTCCCCGGCTTTTGACGTCCGACACTGCACCACGAACAGCCGGAAAACCAAACTTTGTTGCGCAGTTTCGTTGGGCATTAACATACTTGACGCATCACGGAGCGAAAACGGGTGACTGACCTGCGTTCTCCATATCCCTGGTTTGGTGGCAAGATCGGCGCGTATTGTCTGTGGGGCAAGTTTCCCGATTTCGAGGCGACGACGAGCAAGCGCAAGGAATCGCTGCCAAGCTGGAAGAAGCAAGAGCGGGCGCTTGTGCCATACTCAATTTCGCTGGCGCTGGCGCTGGCGTGCGAGGCGAAATGGAACGGGATCATTGAGGTGGCTGTATGAACGCCAAACAAAAGAATGCAGTCGTTCGCTTGGGGAAAGCCCTGGAAGCCTGTCACAAAGCCGGACTGATGGGCGGCGTCTATGACGGATCGTTTTGGGCATGGCCAGCCGCCTCGCCTGACCCGCGAGACGGTCCCGACAAAGAGTTCGGAGCGTTCTTTCTCAACGTCGATGCGGTTGGAATGAAGGCAGAAACCAAGATGTCCCTTGATGGTGGCGCAGGAGCTTAATTCATGAATCATTCGGTGAAGTACGTCGAAGGCCGGGTTCACACGAACGGGCTGGAGAATTTCTGGAGTCTGTTGAAGCGATGCGTTCGCGGAACCTGGGTCCACGTTGCGCCGTTCCACTTGCAGCGCTATCTCGACGAACAATGCTGGCGATTCAATTTCCGCAAGCTCACCGATGGGCAGCGATTCAGCGCGGTCATGAAAGGTGTTCTCGGCAGACGGATCACGCGGCGCTTGTTGTGCGCCGAAGGCGATGCCGGATTTATGGGGATCGAGTGATGACGAAATCCAAGGATCGGAAGGAGTTCGACAAGGCAATGGCGGCGCTAGTCCAGGTGCCGAAAACGGAAATGGACGACGCTCTACGCAAAGAGCGAGAGGCGAAGGCCAAAGCCAAGAAAAAGCGCAAACGAAAGTGAAAAACAGAGTGTCCATTGTTGCCCTACTGGTTCGCCTTACCTTGATGCGTCAAGTATGTCATTGCCAAAGCATTCGATAGTCTCGCGAAGAAATTGGCGCAGGTTCCGCGCAATCTCGTTGATGCTGCCGAGCAGCGACACGAGAAAAAGAAGCAACAGAAGAAAAAGAAGCGGAAATCATAGTTCGGTATTAGCCTTGCTCGCTGACCCCGGTTGGTGAGCCAGGTATCCAAACCGCCCACGGCCCCCGAAGTGAGCAAAGAGAACTCGAACTCACTGAGGGAAGAAAACTCCCGTCGAAAACGCGAAAAGTGCCAGGCCACGCGATACAATGGCGGCAAAGGAGTTGAACATGTCCCTGAACGAACGCCTAACAAAATACGGAATTCGGTGCAGAGTCTTCACGTACGCGCGTTGCGGCTGCGTCGGCCCCGGCAACTGGGTCGCATGCCAGAAGTGCGACACCGAAGCAGCCACGGCCAATCCCAAAGAAAGGCAATTATCCATTTGACTCACCACGGTCAAACCTGTCACATTGACAGGCGCACTATTTCGAGAAATCTTGTCGGATAACTGAATTATACACTTGACGCACCACGCTTTTCTGTTAGAATGTAGGTGTCAGGACGAATCCTGACGACGCGGTTCGGGCGAGTCCGAACGGTAGGGCTGACAACCCTGGGAGATTGAGCAATGACAAAGAAAAAAGCAGAGTCCGGCAAGTCCGCGACCCACACTCCTGGTCCTTGGAAATTCATCGAAGGCGACCGGGATCGCATGGCGATGAGCGATGTTGTCTTGGAATCTGATGATGAATTCCGCATCGCTTACGTTCTTTGCGAATTCAGAAGTGAGCAAGCCCGCGCAACCGACATTGCGAATGCGCGCCTGATCGCCAGCGCGCCGGACTTGCTTGAAGTTCTGGAAATGGTCGCAACCCTGGATCGCGCCACGACTGCTGGCGAGAAACGTAAAATCGCGGCAGTTATCGCCAAAGCGAAGGGGGCGTGAACTATGAGGATCAAGAAATCCAAATTGGTCGCTCGCGACGAAGTTAATTCGTTGTTGTCGTTTCTGCGCGACTACTCCCGCGCCAAACGCGGCTCGGCTATGGCGCTCATCCGAGAGCTTCGCCTGGCTATCCGGCAGGCGAATCACGGACAGAGCGGTGAACTTGAGGACGGGAGCGACGACTATTGTCCTTCGCTGGCGGAAGGCGACGTTTTGCTCGCGATCCTGAACATGGTCGAACGAGACTTTGGAATCAAGGTTTCCAGCCTGGACCGTGTTGGGCGCTGTGATTGGGAAATCCTCGATCACGTCGAAAAGAAGGTCGAACATTCGGACGAGTGCAAGGCCATCCAGCCGATGCTGTCCGGCACCGACACGAGCGGTTGTCACGCTAACTGCCCTGTTGCCAAAGCGAAAGGTGGTGCGTAAATGGCGAAGAAAAAACAGATGTCCGCGACCGACCTTGCCAAACTCTGCCAGTCGCTCAACGTGCCCGACGAGGCATTCGACGGCGATCTGCGCGACGCCGCCGACGACGCAGCGGAATTGATTTTCGAGACCGTCAAAGGTCAGGATTGGGATGAAAAGTTCCAATTCCTGATGGACCACGGCTTTCAACCGGGGCGATTGCAACAGTTGATTGAGGAGTACGCCAACACCGGCGGTAATCCTCTGTGACGAAACCCCTCCCGCGCGGTGCGGGCTGTCAACCTGCCAGTCGCAAGACTGAAAGCCGCGCGGGAGACATTTTTCGAGAACAGCATGACTAATGAACAATGGAAAGAACGCCTGCTGCGAGACACCAGCAGAGGCGGCTTGTCCGATTACAAAATCAGCGATTTGCGACGTGCAGCGAAAGAGGCAGGCGCGACCGTCGAGCGAGACTCGGAAGGACGATACACCGTCTATCAAATCATTGCGCCAGAAGGAAAGCTGTGGGCCGATGGCGCATGCTCCGCAATGCGTGTTGAATGGCTCACTGGATACGGAGATTTCCGCAGTCTCTCGATTGGCGGCGCAATTCAGCGCATGGAAGCTGGTTTCATTGACGACGAAGGGGAATGAACCATGAACGACGAAGGCCCGCAAACCCTGATCGAAGCCGTGAAACACTTCGCCGACTTGACGCTGTGCCACAAGCTGATGGTCAACCTCAAGTGGCCAGACGGCAAAATCGTCTGCCCGAAATGCGGCGGGGACAAAATCGGGATGATTGCAACTCGCTCGCTCCTGCGATGCAACACGAAGGGATGCCGGAAGCAGTTTAGCGCCAAGGTCGGAACCATCTTCGAGGATTCGCCTCTCGGCTTGGATAAGTGGTTCGTCGCTGTGTGGTGCATTGCCAACGCCAAGAACGGCATCAGCTCGTGCGAGCTGGCGCGGGCTCTTGGCGTGCGCCAGCCTACCGCGTGGTTCATGCTCCATCGCGTTCGGCTCGCGATGAATACTCCATCGGGCCGCAAGTTTCACAACGTTGTCGAGTCCGACGAAACCTACATCGGCGGCGCTGCTGCGAACATGCACAAGGCGAAGCGCGAGAAAGTCATCAAGGGCCGTGGCGGAGTCGGCAAGGTCATCGTGCAGGGATTGCTGGAGCGCGGCAACAAAGACGACGTTAGCCAGGTCAAGGCCACGGTTGTCCCGAACGTTGAGCAAATCACGCTGATGGGCGAATTGATGCGCCACGTCGAACCCAACACGTTCGTCTGTACGGATAGTTCCCTGAGCTACGCCAATCTCGCGGCCCGATACGTTCACGAATTCGTCGATCATTCGGTGCAATACGTGCGCGGCAAAGTCCACACGAACGGGCTTGAAAATTTCTGGTCGCTTTTGAAACGGATGATCCGGGGAACCTACGTCAGTGTTGCGCCATTCCACTTGCAGCGGTATCTCGACGAAGAGGTTTGGCGCTACAACCAACGGAAGCTGAACGATGGACGACAGTTCGCTCTGGCGATGAAAGGCACCATCGGAAAACGCATCACGTACCGGCTGCTCTGTGCGGTCGGGGACGCTGGTTTCATGGGGATCGAATGATGAGCAAGTGCAAGGAATGCAACGGGCTTGGCGACCATTCAAACGCGGCCCTTGGAAGAGGATCGTCGCACCCATGCCCTCGGTGTGGCGGAACTGGCGTTGAGCCAAAGCAGAAACCGACTGGCGGCAAGGCGTTCGATGCGCTGGCATCGGCGCTTGTGCGCGTTCCGAAAGCGGAAGTCGATCAAGCGGCAAAACGATACCGAGCAAAACGGCGAAAAAAGAAAAAATGAACGTCATTGGTTTAGCCTTTGCTGTCATCGCGGTTTGGTGAGTCAAATGGATAATTGCCCAAAGAAACCATCGCGCCGACGGACGAACCAACCGCCGACGCCGACAAGCCGACGCTCATCAGCAAGGAACCGGAATGACCACGAACATAGACGACCGAATCGACCAAGTCCTTTTCCCGTTGGGACGAACGCGCTAGACCAGCATGGACAACACCGACCCGCAAGGCCGCAAGAAACGCAACCGCGCCAGCCGTCAGGAGCGCGGCTACGACGCCGATTGGTATCGCCTGCAAGCCGAGCACTTGGCGAAACATCCCGTCTGTGTCTGGCTCAATCCGGACGGCACGCCATGCGGCAAGGCAGCGACCCAGGCTGACCATATCCGCCCGTTCGACGCGAAAGACCCGCTGAGCGACCCGCTGCGGCTCGATCCGAACAATTTGCAATCGCTTTGCATCGTCTGCCACGCAAAGAAAACCGCCGAGGACCAACGCGCCAAGTCCAAGCCCGGCCCGAAGGCAATCTACACGCCGGAGGAGCGAGCTGACCGCGAGCGCGAGCGATCGCGCCGTTTTCGCGAGCAACAGACGAGGACCGGCCAGGAAATCGGGTCGCTGCCTGAAGTGAAGAATTGGGCGCGTCGCGAGGCGTGTTTGGCCGATCCGGAGAAGTTCTTGCGCGAGTATTTCGGGTTTTGGCCATACTTCTACAAGCCATTCTGTCGCGATCACTTGAAGGTCATCGAAAAGGGAGAGGACGCGCTTCGCAACGGCGGCAACTTCGCCATCGCCGAACCGCGCGGACACGGCAAGACAACCAAGTGCCGCGGACTGTCCATCCGCGGTCTCGCCTATGGCTTCCGACAGTTCGGCTTGTTCGTCGGTGCCGCCAGCGGTCTCGCGCGTCGTTCGCTTAACGCGATCAAGAAAATGATGGTGGAAAGCAAGTTGTTTCGCGAGGACTTCCCCGAAATCACTTTTTCCGTGCTGGCACTCGGCGGATCGATCAATCGGCAAAAGGGCCAAATGTGCTGCGGCCAGCCGACCGGCGTTATCTGGTCGAATGAGTACCTTCGCTTCCCGCGCTTGCCAGCGCAGCCGTCGATGCGAGATGAGCAGCACAAGAGCGGCGGGGCGATCCTGTTTCCGAGCGGCATTCTCGGCAGCGCAATCACCGGCCTGAACATCGACGGCATTCGTCCCGATCTTGTCGTATGGGATGATCCGCAAACCCGCGAGTCTGCAATGAAGGATAGCGCGTGTCAAAAACGCGAAGAGATCATCGACGCGACAGTTACGGGCCTGGCCGCGCCGGGCCGGCGCCTTGCGTGCTTCATGCCGCTCACTGTCATCCGCGAAAATGATTTGGCTGATCGCTACTTGAATCACACGCTCCATCCTGAGTGGGCGATCGAGCGCACGGCGATTTTGCATTCTTTCCCTTCGTCAACGCGAAAGAATCCAGAGCAGCCATCGGCGATGGAATTGTGGGAACACAACGCGGAGATCCGCCGCAACTACAATCCGCACGCCGGCCCCGACGACAAGGCGCGTGCCGCGCGCGAGGCGACGGAGCACTACATCGACAATCAGGCGGCGATGGATGACGGCGCCGTCGCGAGCTGGGAGGATCGTTACTTCGAAGATGAAGTTTCGGCAATTCAGATGGCGATGAACATGCACGCGGACAACCGCCGATCGTTCTTTGCCGAGATGATGAACAAGCCGTTGCCGCCCGAGGGCTTCAACAAGAAGCTGACGGCGGACGAGATTTGCGGCAAACTCAGCGGTGTCGCACGTGAGGTCGTGCCGCTAGACTGCTCGGTGATGACGGCATTTATTGACGTGCAGAAAAAGGCTCTCTACTGGATCGTCTGCGGCTGGAAAGAGGATTTCACCGGGTACGTTATCGATTACGGGACGTATCCGAAGCAGGGGCGGCCGTACTTTACGCTCTCCGATATCTCGACGACGCTGGAACGATTCTTGGACATGAAGGGGGCGGTTGAAGAGGCACCGATTCGCAAGGGTTTGGAAAACCTGACGACGATCTTGATGACTCGCGAGTGGTCGCGCGAAAACCAGCAGCCGCAAAAAATCGACTTCATGTTGATCGACAGCGGCAAATGGTCCACGATGGTCTATGAATTCTGCCGACGCTCGCAATTCTCGCCGCGCGTGCTACCGTCAAAGGGCATCTACTTCGGCGCCGGCTCGAAGAAGGCGACGGGCGAGGGCACGCTGAAGCCCGGCGACAAAGCGGGTTGGCATTGGTCGCTGCCCGCGGCGAAGGACGAACGCGGCGTGAAGCTCATGCTCTACGACACCAATCCGTACAAGAGCCTGATTCACAAGTTGCTCGCGACGTCCATCAAGTCGCCCGGTGCGCTTTCTCTATTTGGCCGAGACCCATCGGCGCATAGAATGTTAGCGGACCACTTGCTCGCAGAGCAGGGCGACAACAAAACGAGCGAGCGCACCAGCCGGACGGTTGAAGAGTGGACGCCAAAAGTCGGCGAACCCGACAATCATTTTCTGGATTGCCTCGCTGGCGCGGCTGTGGCCGCTGGAGCGCAGGGAGTCGCCCTGGATGGCGTGTTCCGTTCGACGAAACCAAAGCCGCGCGGGCCGCGTAAGACTATTGACCAGATCAAGGCGGAACGGGCGGCGGCACGCCGCGAGAAAGTTGGAGTGTAAACGAAGGGAGTCACCCATGCCCGACGCAACCTTTGCCCGCGAAGCCCAAACCGCTCAAGTTACGGTCGAGAACGCCGCGAACGCGAACGAACTCCGCGAAGGCCCAGCCGGCCGCGCTGAATATCTTCAAGGCTCGTCCGCCGCCATCGCCGGCCAGAACTACAACTACAAAGACATCGACAAGATCGTCATCACAAAGCCCACCGGCATGTCATTTCTGAACGGCGGCCGCGTCTGGTGGGACCGCACGAACCGCCGCGCTCACTTCAAGCGCAGCGGCAACCGCGATAGCTATCTCGGCACGTCCGTTGGCGACGCGGCGGCGGATGCAACGTCAATGACGGTGGATCTGAACAAGCAGCCGTATTATCACATCGACCTACTCAATCCAGATTGGACGAAGGCCAACACCGACGGCCTGGGCGTGACCGAGCTTCGCGGCGGCGCGGTTCAACTTGCGTTCGATGCCGTCGCGGAAGTGGCGATGGCGAGCATCATCGGGACGATTCCATTCGACGTGGCGGGCAATCCGATCCTGGAAGGCAAGATCATCATTGTTGATAACGGCGACAACGCCGCGCTCGACGTCGACTTTGGTCTTGCCAGTGGTTCGCACGGGGCGGACTTCGAAACGATCGCCGAATTCGTCGCGTTCCACATCGACGGCAACACGCTCGACATCAAGGCTCATTCCGACGACACGGCGACGGATGTAACGATCGTTGATACAACGCTGAACTTCGTCGAAGGCACGGCGTTTGAATTCTGGATCGACTGCCGCGACCGCGATAACTGCAAGCTGTACGTTGACGGCGTGCGCGTGCTGCCGTCCACGGCGTTCAAGCTGACGGCGGCAACGGGGCCGCTCTTTCCGATTTGCCTGATGGAGAAGACGAGCGACGACACGCCGGCGGATGTGCGGCTGGTGGAATGTCGCGTCCGAACATCGGAGCAATAATGATGGACATCGTGATGCTGAAAAAACACGCTGCATCAAAAAGGCGTCGGCGTCAGGCGATGGTTCGAGCTATAAACGAGGCGCACGCGGAATCGAAGCGCCGACGAGACACGAAATGTGGCTGAAACAAAAACAAACGGCCAAGTTCCGCGTGGCGTGCGATGCTCGCGGTGCGGGTGCTGTGACTTGAGAGTCTACAAAACCGCGAACCTGCCGAACGGTGCGATTCGCCGATATCGTCGATGCAGGCATTGCGGCAAGAATTTGACGACGATTGAGAAGCCACTTGCGGAGGCCGATTCTAACTCTTCGCCAACTCCAACAACTTGACCAGCGCCCACGTCACGAAAAACGCCACCGGGAATGGGATGCCGCTAATGGCAAACCTGAAAATCTCGCATAGTTTCGCCTATCGACGCTTGACATGCGATAGGCACATCCTCTACACTTAACCACGTAATGAAACACGGCGGCGCGAAGCCTCGCGCCGTTCTCGACTGGCATAACTCGGCAAGGCTGCCGAGGCGATGTCAAGCAACTCGTTGCCATGCTTGGGCGACGCGAGAAATCGCGCCGCCCTTTTCTTTTGCATGGCGAAATCATGGATCAAGACGAAATCGACGCCGCTCTCGAAACCGCCGCGACGCGTCCGCAGGAAATGCGGACGGACGAAGGCAGCGTGAAGATGCCGTCCGTTCAAGACCTCATTGCGCTCGACCAGCACGAAGCGAACAAACGCGCCGCGCGAACGTCGGCTTTCCCCCTGCGCGGGACGAAGGCGAAGTTCGGCGGCACGACGGGCTGCACCTGATGTTCAACTGGATCAAAAACCTGTTCGGCTTTGTCCGCCCGGTGAAGGCCAGGCAGTGGGAATATTACGTTTCCACCGACCGCTACGCCCGCCTGAAAGCCAAATACGACGCTGCCAGTCAACTCGACTCGCGCCACTGGGCCAACGCCGACGCTCTGTCCTCCACGTCCGCCAACTCCCTCGACGTACGTACGAAACTCCGCAACCGCGCCCGGTATGAAATCGCCAACAACTGCCACGCGCGGGGCATCGTCTCGACGCTGGCGAACGATGTTATCGGCACCGGCTCGCGCTTGCAGATCGTCCACGATGACGAGTCGCTTTGCAACGCCATCGAAACGCCGTGGAACGAATGGTACGAGGAAATTGGATTGGCCGAAAAGCTGCACACGTTCAAGCTCGCCAAGATCGGCGACGGCGAAGGCTGCGGCATGCTCCGCCAGAACGATCAATTGTTTTCGTCCGTCCGGCTCGATGTCGAAATCTTCGAAACCGATCGCATCACCGATCCATATCAACTCGCTCTTTCCGGCTCGCACGTCGATGGGATCGAACTGGACGAACGAAACCGGCCGGTCAATTACTACGTCTCGAAATACCATCCGGGCGACACGACGTTTTTTCAGTCGTTCGGACCCGACGGCTTTTCGAAGGTGCCGGCAAAGAACATTCTGCATTGGTTCCGCCATGACCGCCCGGAACAAATGCGGGGCGTTCCCGAAATCACGCCGGCCTTGCCGCTGTTCGCGCAGATTCGCCGGTACACGCTGGCTGTTCTCGCCTCGGCCGAGATCGCGGCGGACTTCGCTGCGTTCATCCATACCGACGCGCTGCCGAACGAAGAGGACTCGAGCGACCAGCCGAAAGCCTGGGACTCCACCGACCTGGAAAAAGGCTTGCTCACGCCGTTGCCGCACGGCTGGGACATCACGCAAATGCGGGCCGAGCAACCGACGACCGGGCATAACGAATTCGTCAAGGGGCTACTCCGCGAAGCCTGCCACGCGCTGCTCATCCCCTACAACATCGCGAATGCCGACTTCGAAGGCGATTCCTATGCGGGCGGCCGCATGGCGCTTCAGGTCTATCAGCGGTCGTGCAAAGTCCAGCGCTCGCACTTCAACAATCGAATCCTGAACAAGATTTTTGCCGCTTGGTACGAAGAGGCGATCCGCATTCCGCGATTGCTGCCGTCCAGCGCTCCGCTGAACGTCACGCAGTTGCAGCGCAAATGGCATTACGACGCGTGGGGCCATGTCGATCCGGTCAAGGAATCGACGGCAACCGGCATCGATCTTGCCAACGGCGTGACGACCCTCGCGGACGAATGCGAGAAAGAATCCCGCGACTGGCGCGACGTGATGAACCAGCGGGCCAAAGAACAGGCGTTGGCAAAGAAACTCGGCATTCTCACCGAACCGACGAAGAAAGCCGCGCCGAGCGAAGATGACGAAGCCGACGGCGAAACCGAAGACGCGGAGGTACAAAATGCCGCCGCTTAACATGCTTGATATCCGCGTCGTCAACCTGCCGATTTCCGCCGAGGCTCATCCGGCGTCGCTCCGCATTTGCGGCGCGTCGGAGGACTTCGCTATCGAGGCCGCAGCCGATGACGGCGCTGGCAAGGCGAAGAAATGGTCGATGACCGGCTACACCGGCGGCATGATGCGTCTCGAAGGCTGGTTCTATCCCGTCGTCGTGGACCTCGAAGGGCTGAGCGTCCCGCGCCAGGTGATTCCGACGCTCTACGCGCACGACCGCGAACGGATCGTCGGCCAAACTTCCGAGATCACCAAGAGCACGCAGCGGCTTCGCCTCGCCGGTACGCTCCGCGAGGATGTGCAGTCGCAGACGCCCGGCGCCATGGCGGCTGCCGAAATCATCGCGCTCAGCAAAAGCAAGTTCGAATGGCAAGGCTCAATCGGCGCGTCGCCCGATGAAGTCCGTTTCGTTCCCGCTGGCGAATCGTTCAAGGCCAACGGCCGCAACTTCGACGGCCCGGCCTATCACGTTGTCAAATCGACTCTCGCAGAAATCAGCTTCGTGCCGATCGGCGCGGACATGAATACTTCCGCCAACGTCGCCGCACAGGCGCACCAAGGAGAGACCATGAATCCCGAATTCGTCGCTTGGCTCAAGGCACAGGACTATACCGAGGCCGAGATTAACGCTCTGGCCGGCACGAAGCGGCTACCGCTTTTGCAAGCGGCATGGGAAGCGAGCAAGAAGCCCACGCAGACGGTCGTGGCGCCGGTCCAGGCAACTCAGAATCCAACGCCTGCGGGCGGCACGTTCAGCGACCAAATGGCGGCCATTGAGCTGGAATCCGCCCGCGTCTCGTACATACGCGAGCGGACCGTCAACGCCGCGCGGCAGTACGTCGGCGATCAGGAGCGTATCAAGCAACTGACGTTGCTTTGCGAAGGCGCGGTCAACGATCAGAAAGTCACCAAGAACGATTTCGATTTGGCCTTACTTCGCTTCGACCGAGCGATTGCGCCGACGGTCATCGTGGGCGGTTCCAGCCAAGCGCACACAGAGGATGTCCTCGAAGCGGCAATTTGCATAACGTGCAAACTGCCAGGCGTCGAGAAGGTGTACAGCGACCAAGTTTTGCAGGCCGCTCACTCGCGATTCCGCCGCGGCATTGGCCTAAAAGAATTGTTCCAGATCGCGGCCGAACGGAACAACAGCTACCGCGGATCGACTCGCGATGAGCGGGCGCTTTGTCGCGCGGCGTTCAAAATCGGCCACGATGACATCCGCGCCAGCGGTGCCGGCCCGTCCACGATTGCCGTTCCGGGCATCCTGTCGAACGTCGCCAACAAGTTCTTGGCCGCGGGCTTCCTCTTCACCGAGCAAAGCCATCGCCAGATTTCGCGCATCCGGCCGGCCAACGACTTCAAGCAGATGACGACCTACCGGCTGACCGGCGCGAACAAGTTCAAGAAGGTTTCTCCAGGCGGCGAGATCAAGCACGGCTCGCTGTCGGAATTGACCTACACGAATCAGGTCGAGACCTACGGCATCATGCTCGGCATCGACCGTCGCGACATCCGCAACGACGATCTCGGCGCGTTCACTGGCGTCGCCCAAGAACTTGGACGCGGCGGCGGCGACTCGCTCAACGAAGTTTTCTGGGCCGAA